CTTGTGCTGCTGCAGTTGCACCATAGTTAATGTTCTGACCATCAGCAGTCATACTATGTCCTAGACCTTGCTTTTTAAGTATTGCATTATTTGCTGCCTGAATGTCAGGAAGATTGAATGGATTGTCTTGTATACCTAGATGTTTTTTATTTGCAGTTTGCAACTTTGACATTGCTTCTACACTTTCACCCACAGTTTGTTCTTGGAATCGTTTAAAAGTTTTCATGTCTAGGTTCCTTTGGTGTCTCTCATAGCAGCATCAGCATCTGCTTTGGATTGTCTTCTTCTTGCAATTGTGTCTGCTGGTGTACCCTTTCTATCACCAACCTGTTTCCTACCTTTCTCACCTTTCTTCTTTTTGTTCTGACCTTCACCACCTAGTAGAGCAGCCCTACCATGTTTTTTCTTGATCTGAGCAACTACAGCTTTGAATGCTGAATCACCTTTAGCAGTACCACCTTTAGGTTGTACCTTGTTATGCTTTAGATTCTTACCAGTTACCTTTGCATATTTATTCTTCTCATCTATTTGCTCAATTTCTTCCTTTACCTTTTTCTGCGGCTTCTTCTTCTTCTCACCTTTACTTGATCCCCAGTTATCTTCATGATCCTGATCTCTTGGAATCCAATGAGGACGCTCATAAGATTGACGTTGCTTCATCCTTTTCTGACGAGCTGCTTCCCATCTAGAAACTTGTCCTGACAAACTATCTGCTTCAAGTACTACTTCTTCAGACTTTACCTTTTTCTTATTCTTGACATGAGCAAGATAAGTAGGACTCTTTGCAACTACCTTACCACCTGATCTTCTCTTTGCTTTGTTACCTTCACCTCTATCAGAGTCTGGCCAATCACCACCTCCTTTAGTTGCTTTCTTAGAGTATCCTTTACCACCTAATCTCTCATCTAATGCAGTACCATTTACTGTAATCTCTGGAGTATATGATTGTGCAAGCATTCTATAGTCAACCTTTGCCTTACCAACATCTTTAGACATATCCTTTACATCCTTCTTACCTCCTTTGACAGACCACTTGATCTTCTTCTCATCAAGTGATACTTCTTCTCTCCAATCATTCTTTTCACCTTTAGTCTTTTTATCTCCACGTTTGATCTTGTGAAGAGACCTTCTTAATGCACCAGTACTTGCTTGATTGTGACTCGTACCAAACTTACGTTTGTTCCTTGCAGCTTCTTTTTCTTCTGGTTTCTTACCTGCATCTACTTTTGCTTCAGTTACATCATGTGGTATTTCCTTACCATCAGCATCTCTCTCATGATGTTCCCATGTCTTTCCATGAGTTGCTTTAGTAGCAGATTTTCTATTGGATCCACCGTCACCTGACCTCGATGGACCAAAGATTGTCTTTAGAGCACCTGCAATTGGTTTCCCAACTTTAGTGTTAGCTGCCTTGGTAACTGCACTATCTACTTGCGTAAGTTTTTTTTGTACCCACTCACCTGCTCCCTCATCAACAACCTCTTCAGTAGTTTTAGTTAGAGCACCAACTGCTTTCTTTTTATTCTCAACAGACTTAGTTGCTAATGAAGTAGCAGCTTGCTGAATAGCACTCTCCTTTATCTTAGTCTTAGACCAATTTGAAACTCGGTCTATAAGTGGCGAAGTAATCGCTAATTTTTTTTTTTCGTCTATCTCATATGAGTCTGCTAACTTGAATTGAGATGTTAGACCACCACCTGCTTTATATCCTTTGAAACCTTTACTAGCTGCAGTATTCCAAGCAGAACCTTTTACATTCCTAGAACCATAGTCACCTCTAGTCAAGGTAATCTCTTCATCAAAATCTCTAATGTCATTGACATACTTATGTCTTTCCTTATTCTTCATTTTCTTCTTTGCCTTTGCACCAGCATCTCCACCACTAGCACCAGCAGGGTACTCATGCTTCTTTGACTCTTTCTTTTTCTTCTTACCTACGTCTGATAATACTCCTTCAGTTTTTACTTCAGGATTTATCTGAATCTTATTCTTTACACCACCCTCCTTTATCTTCAACGGCTCAGGTTTCAATGCTTCATCCCAATGCATCTCCTCCTTCCAGTTAGATAATCTAGGTGCAGCAACCATCTTAGGAGCCTTTATTATATCAACAATCTGAGTAGTACTACCATCAATATGGTTTACTTCTACTTCTTCAGACTTTACTTTTTTCTTAGTTTTCTTTCTCACTTTATCCTGTTGAGCTTTCATTGCTCTACCAGTCTTCTTACCTAAAGGTGATTTGTCTGGATCTCCACCCTTACTAATACGCTTCTTCTCTAGACGTGCAATGATATCTTCGATACCTTCCTTTATAGTACACTCCTTTGTTGTATGCTCATATGAACCACACTTCTTACAACAATCCTTATTTTCTTTGTAATGTTTCTTCTTCTCTTTCTTTTCCCTGTCAGAGATCTTACCATCTACATCACTTTTCTCATACCACTTCCCATCGCAGTCATCATCTTGCCAACGCTCTGATGATTTCTTATCGGATTTCTTTTTAGCTTCGCCAAGTATATTCTGACGATGCTCTTCAAAGCTTGCAGTCCAGGGATTCATGTCACAAATCTTCTCTATACCTTGTTATTTAGTTACTTAGAAATCTACTGGTAAATGAAAAGCACTAACCTCTTTAGCATCTGATATCCAACATCTAAACATTTCCTTTGCTTCATCTAAACATATAAGATGATTTGCACCTCTTCTAATAACCTTACCAAGTCTCTTATTATATTCAATGTCAGATCCTAACTGAAATAAATCTCCAGCAATATACTGTTCTCTAATAGTTCTTTCTTCAGCAGGGATAACATTCAACATAACATAATGATAAAGTTCTCCGTTCTGTTCATAGGCAAGTTCAGTTATTGCCTTTGCTCGTGACTTTCTGACAACAATATTAATTGCATCAAACCCATTTTCATATAATGATTGCAAGACATCAAAGATTGTCTCTGCATTTTTGTCATCAATAATGGATTCACTGATCTCAGGATAAGCATCTTTCAATTCATCAATGTCAGTATCTCTACTAGGGAATATGTAGTAAGGAGTATCTTTAGCAAGTTCTTCTACAGTCGAAATTATATTACTAGCAATTCCTTCATCATCAAATTTATCAAAAGCAATAGTTAAAGGTCCAGCACTCTTAGCAGCAGCCATTGCTGCTTGAGTTTCAGCAGGGACTACTGAAGATCCTGTAGCAGTTCCTTGTGGTTTAGGTTCTAAACCTAGATTACTTACAATATCTTTTGCAAGAGTAGCACGAGGTGCTGCCAATCCTCTTTCAGCAGTACCACCATTACCTACTTCATCAGCAGCACTCTGTCTGCCTTGGAACATTTTCAGTTCACCAGCAATAGTCTTTGCTTTTAGATTACCTTGCCTATCGTACCAGTCACCATGACCGTCACCTACTAATCCTAGCCGCTTCGCTTCTGAGGATGCTTTGGTAGTCCTTGCTTCTGTTATGAATGTTTGGAACTGCTTCACTTATTTTTTTGTAAATCTGTTTACGATTTTCATCAATGTAATTCAGACCAGAAGTCTGCATTTGTTTATATTTATCATCGGTTTCAGTCAATGAAAAAAAGAAGCGCATAAACTCCTCAATCTCCTTTCGTTCAAGTTGTTTTCTCTTACGTTTTATAGTGTAAGATTCAATCAATATGTCGATAAATTTATTCACTGGTTTGCTCCACCCTGAGTACAATTTCATTGAGTCTTTCTCCTGATCCACCTGGATCGAAACCTCTACCTTTCAAACGAAGTTCCACGAATACTTTATCTAGTAAAGAATTTACTACGGCATCAGTGATTGGATATAAGTTCTCCATATCTAAAACATAGTTTGCACAAGCATCATTATTAGTACCAAAGGCTATTCCTCCTGTCAAATTCTCACGAATAAATTCTCTCTTGAATGCTGAATACATTGGATCTAATTGTGCATTCTTTTTACCACCTAGTATTCTCTCCAACTGTTCGTTAGTACCACCTTGTTGTTTCAAAGCAGCAAGTCTAGGTGATATAGCTGATTTGACTTGTTTGGTAGGTTGTAATGCAATTTCATCTTGCAACCATTCTAACAACTCAGCAATCCTAATAGTTTCAACACCACCTACTGATCCAGAAATAGAAATCTTTTGTAATATCCTATTCATTAAAGTAATATTACCTTGAATACCAGCACTACTAAACTGCCACTTACCACCATACTTCAAAGAACATCTATACTTCTGTCCATTCTTTATGAATAAAATATCAGTCTTTGGTTCTGGTCTACCACCACCCAATTTTTTAAATGATCTATAGAACTGCTTACTAGTTGCTTGAGTAGGATCAAGATTCCATATCCTATCCATAAATCTCCTAGCAGTATTTTCTACGTTACTATCCTCAACCTTACTTCTATATTCTAACAACATTCTTTCTTCATCTAAAGTAGGCTCCCATATCCTAGCCAAAGCTTCTGCCATGACAGCATTCTCATATTGCAGACCTTTGTTTGCTGCCATTCCAATATAATACTATAGGATGTTCCTTAATATTTAGAGTGTGTGGCTTAGGATCTTGATGTAAGATAGCAATTGAATGATCTAATGACATCTTCATCCAAATAGGTTCATTCCATTTTTTTCCTTGGTCTGTATGACCTTCCCTATAAGAATAAAATATATCAGGTAGAGGTTTACGTATTATCTTCTCATTGTGATAGAAGTCATCTGTACCATGATACTTAGCAACATACCCTTTAGGGTCTTGCATCCACTTATCATATATTTTTTTATTATCACTCCACACCATACAACTAGAATTGAATAATGACTTGGTTGGGTTTGCTATTTGATATGTTTTACCTCGCCAAACAGACCGTATCAAACTAAAAGTATTTCTACGTGACCTATGATCTAATAGTTTTGATATATCACCATGAATGATTACATCCAAGTCAAAGAATATTTTTCTATCAAACCCTTCTAACTGTGGTGCGTTGAACATTTTTATCTTACACCACACAGGCCACCAGTTATCCCAGTCACGTTCTACCTTGTCATCCATATGGACACAAGGCATCTCAACACCTGTTGGGTCATCAGTAAAACATAAGAAAGGTGCATCAGAATATTGACGCACCATGTTCTGCAGTTTATTTACATATCCTGCATCAAATTTATCACCTATCTTAAGACAGGTAAAACAATAATTATCTGTCACCTGCTTTCCTGTTCTCCGAATAGAACTCTGCAAAATGTCCCTCAGGATATCTCTTCTCTAATTTTTTGATATTCATATCAGCAACTTCTTCAAAACTTATATCAAGTGCCATACATGCTTGAGCAACATACCATAACACATCACCAAGTTCTATCTTTAGATGCTCTATGTTATCTTCACTAGCAGGTTTACCTTGGAACATCATCTTCTTGACGATCTCCATAAACTCTCCACCTTCAGCACTAATACCAACAGCAGCAGTCAACAAACGTTGTATTGCTACATCACCACCTAGTTCTTGTAACCTATAGATGAAAGCATCAGAGTCCTTAGACGGTGTGCTTGTAACTGAATTTACAAATTGTGTATACTTATCAAAACTTGAAGTCATCAAACTTTGCCTTAGATTCTTCAGAATTATTATACTCTACTCCGTCCTTATCGTCAACTATATCATCCTGTGCTGATTGTTCACAGTCATATAATCTCATCTTAGATCTATCAATACCAACTACAAATCTCTTATTCATAGTAGGATCATTGTATCTGTTCTTCAACTGCTTGACCATTATTTGATTAAGTCCCTCCAGATCTTCGGTGCTGACCAAAGCGAACATAAGATCAGCAGTAGCTGGAAGACCAAAGCTTTCTGAAGTGTCAGTAAGATTAGGGTCGCTACTAGCAAAGCCAGACCTTGTAGTCTGCGTTGCCGAGACGATTGGTACGCTTGTTTCAACTGCCAATCCTCGAAGCTCTTCTGCAATTGCCTTGACATAGGAATAAGAATTTACGTTGACTGCACTTCTATAACGTGATGAAGCACATATGTTTAGATAATCTATGAATATTATATCAGGTTCAAAAGACTTCTTCAACTTAAGTTCTTGTAACAAAGCCTTGAAGTGTCCACAGTGTGCAGAAGCAGTAGGGTACTCTTTTATTATTAGTTTCCCTGATGTTTTTGCTGCAAGTTTGTCAATCTTCTTGGAGAATGTAGACTTAGGGATCTCCGATATATCTTGGATGTTAACATTAAGTAAGTTTGCGTCGATTCTTTCCGCAATCTTTTCCTCTGCCATCTCAAGTGTGATGTATAAAACGTTCTTTCCTTGGAGGAGAACGCTGGCAGCAACATGGCACATAAAGAGACTTTTACCCACACCCGTGCCAGCGAGAGCGATATTAAGTGTCTTGTCAGACAGTCCACCCGAAGTAATCTTATTGAAGTATTCAAGATCAAAGGGTGTTTTATTTTCGACTCTGTGATAATATGCAAAGCGATCTTTTGAATCATCGATGTAGTCATGACCAACAGCAGTATCAAAACCTACTGAAAGAGCATCAGATAATATTGAAGGAATAGAATCAGCACCCTTTTTCTCATCTTGTCCATCAGCAATCTTGATAGACTCCATGAGTGCTAAGTAGATAGCACGTTCTTTACACCACTTCTCAGTAGTATCAACTATCCATTCTTTATCAGAATCAACAGGATCTAAAGATCCTATAAGTTGATCGGATAATGTGAACTCATCTCCAGCAAGATCAGTTCTTTTTTCCACCTCAATATGAAGTACTTCCTTAGTAGGAAGACTATCATAGTTCTTTAGAAAAGAACTTATCTCTTCAAAAACAACCCTATCAGATCTTTCTTCAAAGTATTCTGGTTGTACGAAAGGTAAAACCTTACGTGTGTAGGATTCATTGTGAAGTAGATTTCTGAGTATCGTCAGTGGTACTCTTTCAGTCATCATTCACCATAACTAAATTCTTTCTTAGCAATCTCATCTAGAGCTTGCAAGACTTGTGGGGTAAAATACTTTTCAGGATTCTTATATATCTCCTTAGCATATACTTTCTTACCATCCATCTCATATCTTCCTGCTTTATTTTGCCACAATCCTCCCAATTCACCAAGTTCCAATAGACCGTAGTATCTATCAAGTCCTCTTTCATCATAATAAAGACGTATACTTACTTCTTTATTTTCTTTACTCAAACGTGACTTGACTGTCTTTGCTTTGATAATGTTTCCGATGACTTCTTTGCCATCTTTTTCTTTCTTCTTTCCAAGATAAATGATTGTACTTGCTGCATACTTGAGTCCCGAACCCCCTCCCATCTCTTTAGTTGGTACGTAAGCTCCGATGACATCGTATGTATGATTCGTGACAATGAGTGGGACATTTGCTTGACCTAGTTTGAGTGTGAGCATTCTAAATGCACCCTTGACTAGTTGAGATTTAGTCATATCTCTTACTAGTTTGTCGTCTAGTGCATCTCGTATTTCTTTCTCTGTAGAAAGCATACCTAAAGAGTCTAGCACAAACATACATGGTGTGCGTTCTTCTATTGGTTTTTTCAGATACATATCTATTGCTTTCAATGCCTTACTACGAAAATCTTCAATAGTAAGAGTATCTACAATAGCAACTCTCTTAGTATCTACACCACGAGACTCTAATAACTCTTTGTTGATAGCAGATTCTGTATCGAAGTACAAAGCATAAGCATCGGGATTGTTATCCAGAAAATTCTTGACAACAGCGAGGGCGAAGTAAGTTTTACCAGTACTAGTTTCACCAGCAATGGCAGTAATTCTATTGCTACTAACCCCACCGCTAATGGAACCAGAAACCAATCCATTAAAGATAAG